GCTGGAGTAGGTTTTATTTACCTGTCTATCCTCTGACAGGGCCGCTTAGCCACGGGAAAGCGCGGTTGTTAACGAAATTGATTGGAATGGGTTTATCTTTGATCTTAAGATTTCTTGCTTGTGGTTGGAATTTCAAACCGCACAGGTATCCATGCTGGTAAGCATCTTCAACCTGGCGTTGGAATTCGGGCGTATATCCCCAATATTTCCAAACCTGAACCCTCATGTATTCATTGTCAACCCACTGGAGTTCCTTGCGTGTTTTCCTCTCCAGTTCCAATTTCTCTTTCAGAAAACGGTCGCCCTCTCCCCACACTCCAACCATGCCATAGGTTTGCTTGTGCCAATAGTCCATGACGGGGTGGACCATAGGCAAACCTGCGCTGACATGTCTGTTTGCCTCCACTATTCCCTTAAACACTTCACCGCATCTACGTGAGCCGTTCATATTGACGACCCAAAATGCTCTGTGTAAAGTTCTTAGTGGATCAAGATAGCACTTCCAATTTCCATCTCCATCTTGCAACAATTTGCTATGGCAGAATTCCTCATCTTCAATTTTCCGTGCTATCTCAACTTCAAGCTTCATTCCAGCAAACTTGGGAATAACATCCGATAACCATTCCATGAATTTTACTTCATCTCCTGATTCTAACCAGATGCATTGGTCGTCACCGTCGCACAACAACTCGATAGTAGTATTTGAGAGCCTAGCTATCGTGTTGATGAGAAACATAACAACCAGGGAGTTACCCCCCCCAGTATCTCTGTCTCCAGACATACGTGTACCCACGGCAGTGTACTTGATCTTACCAGTACTGCATTTGTTCTTGTACTGGAAGTCCATGAATCCCGCGGGTATGCCCATCATCTTCTCATAAAACCAGTGAACGATCGCTAGTATATGAGTGTGCAAATGGGCATCAAATTTGCTGAAATCGGCTTTAAGGCACACAGGGTTACGGAAATACCTCCTCTTCTCCAACCACAGTTTAGCGCGGTCGTTAAAGTTTAGGCCCTTGGAACAGTCAGAAGTCTTGGTTGGGCCAAGACCGGGTCCTTTAAGCACAAGTTCTTCGATAGGTTCTAGGAACCTGTTTACCTCGACGTTTGTGCCAGGATCTCTGTACTGTATCATGCGTGGGGGTTTTGAGTTGGCTATTTCTTCCGTATACTTGTCCGCTTTAACGAAGCTAGTGATCTTAGTTTTCATGTTATTCTCGCTATGGGTGCGATTAAAACAATCAACCAGCTTCTTGTATTTCGGACCGGTAAACTTCTCAATATATTCAGCGGAATCTGAAAATTCCAGATTCTTTTGAATATACATGTTAGCCGTCTCACGCATGGCCTCAAACCACTCAAGCTGAGTGTAACCTTTAAGGGGTCCTGGATTGAGGAAGTGAGTTCCGTTGGGTGTGTGGGCTAGCCATTTTGGCGCCGGATTGTTGTCAAGCAGATGACGTGCAGTTAAGCCTATCATCTTGTTGTTGTGACAGTTGTAATGAGTCACAATGTCCGGCGCCAAATAGCTGCGTGGGATTAGCAGCTGGCGGGTGAACCCAGTGTGTTTGCAAACATCGGGTCCCTCTACCAGCTTGTGCCCAGGAGCTATGACGCCTCTGGCCAAGGGGGAGCAAACCCCCGGCCGGCGGTACCCCTATTCACCATCTAGGGTACGCTCCCGTCTTTCCCCGAACCATCCCATCTTCCAGCAAGCCAGAAGAGTCATGGCCATGGACACTTCTACA